GGGTGTTTGTTGAAGTATCTAATGCCGCAGTAGAGCAGTTACGTTTTTCTGACGGTGCTATTATACCTGTAATAACTAACGATATAGACTTAGGTACTTCTGGTTTAGAGTTTAAAGATTTATACTTAGATGGTACGGCACACATAGATACACTTGATGTAGATATTAATGGTGCAGTTGCAGGTACATTTACTATAGGAAGTACACTAGGTGTTACTGGAACAACTACTCTAAGTACAGCTAATATAACTACAGGTGTTATTACTTCTGTAGATATTAACTCTGGTGCGATTGATAATGTAACTATAGGTGGTTCAACAGCAGGTGTTGGTTCATTTACCACACTTAATGCTTCTGGGACATCCACTCTTGCTACCGTAGATATAAATGGGGGTGCTATTGATGGTACTATTATCGGTGCAAATACTGCCGCAGCCGCTACAGTAACAGCCCTAACAGCTTCTGGAACATCTACACTATCTACAGTTGATATAAATGGGGGTGCTATTGATGGCACAACTATAGGTGCATCTTCAGCCGCCGCTGGTAGTTTTACTACAGTTACGACTTCTGGTCAGGCTACCCTAGCTAGTGTAGATATAAACGGCGGCAACATTGATGGTACTATTATTGGTGCTTCTTCTACAGCCGCAATCACAGGTACAACTATTACAGGTTCTAGTTTTGTAGGGCCACTTACAGGTAACGTAACAGGTAATACAGCAGGTGTTCATACAGGTAACGTAACTGGTAACGTAACAGGTAATATTACAGCAGGTTCAGGTACATCTACACTTAATAACCTTACAGTTAATGGTACGCTTGATGTTACAGGTACAACTATTGCTAATGTTACTGACCCAACCAATGCTCAAGATGCAGCTACAAAGAACTATGTAGATACAGAAGTATCAGCACTTGTAGATTCTTCACCTTCCGCATTAAATACTCTTAATGAGTTAGCGGCGGCAATCAATGATGATGCAAGCTTCTCTACAACAATAACAAACTCAATAGCTACTAAGTTACCACTGGCAGGTGGAACTATGTCTGGTGCAATTGCGATGGGTACTAGCAAGATAACTGGACTAGGTGATCCAACAGCTAACCAGGATGGTGCTACTAAAAACTATGTTGACACAACTGCCTTACTAAAATCAGGTGGTACTATGGCATCTGCTATAGCGATGGGTAACAATAAGATTACTGGATTAGGTACACCTACTGCTAATACTGATGCAGCAACAAAAACGTATGTTGATAGTATTGCTGGATCAAATACTGCGGCGGCGGCTAGTGCTACTCAAGCGGCTACTTCAGCTACCAATGCGGCTACATCAGCTACAAACTCAGCTAACTCTGCAACATCTGCGGCTACAAGTGCTACTAATGCCGCTAATTCTTATGACTCTTTTGATGATAGATACCTTGGTGCTAAATCATCTGCTCCTACAGTAGACAATGATGGTGATGCTCTTATTACAGGTGCATTATATTTTAATACTACAAGTAACATTATGTTTGTTCGTAGTAGTGCAGGTGGTTGGCAAGCCGCTGGTTCATCCGTTAATGGTACATCAGGTCGTAACACATACACAGCTACAGCAGGTCAAACAACATTCTCTGCAACATATGATGTAGGCTATGTAGATATTTATCTCAATGGTGTAAAACTTTTAGTTGGTACAGACGTAACAGCTACAAGTGGTTCTACTGTAGTATTAGCTACAGGTGCTACTGTAGGTGATATTATTGACATCGTAGGCTACGGTACATTCCAACTTGCAGATCACTATAGTAAGACAGCATCTGATGCTAGGTTCTTAGGTCTAGCTGGTGGCACTATGACAGGTGACATTGATGGTAATGGCAATAAAGTTTTATTCGGTAACGTATACTCTCAGTTATCAGACTTACCAAGTGCATCAACTTATCATGGTATGTTTGCTCACGTTCATGCAACAGGTAAGGGTTACTTTGCTCATGCAGGTAACTGGGTTGCTTTAGCTAATGACACAGAAAAACTAAACTTATCTGGCGGTACTATGACAGGTAACTTAGACGTTGGTGGATCGATTGAGTTTGATAGCCTATCTGGTACAGGTTCTGTCTCTATCACAGATATACTTGATGAAGATAACATGGCATCTAACAGTGCAACAGCACTAGCTACACAACAGTCTATCAAAGCTTATACAGATACAGCAGTAGCAAACTTAGTTGATAGCTCACCTGCTTCTCTTGATACACTTAATGAGTTAGCCGCAGCACTAGGTGATGATGCATCATTCAGTACTACTATAACTAATAGTATTGCTACTAAGCTACCACTAGCAGGTGGTACACTTACAGGCAATCTGGATGTCGGTGGCACAGTGACTGCTGATGGGCTGACTGTGGATGGTGATGGAAAGATTACAACATCTTCTGGTATTGGATTGCAATTACACAACAGTAGTTCTAATCAATCTTATCTACAATTTACAAACAGTGCTACTGGTGAAAGTTCAGCAAACGGCTTCCAAATAGGTATAGACGGTTCGGAAGAAGGTTTGATTTGGCATTATAAGAATGAGCCTATAAAATTTGCTACAAACAACATAGAAGCCATACGCATAGATGCATCAGGCAACTTGCTTGTGGGACGTACCTCCACAAGTGGTAATGATGCTGGTGTTGAAGCTAGAGCAGACGGTCAAATTGTAGGCACAAGAGATGGAAATCGTGTCGCATACTTAAACCGTAAGACATCTGACGGTGATATAGTGCAGTTCGCCAAAGACGGCACAACTGTAGGTAGTATTGGGAGTTACTCTGGGTCTTTTCTGAAGATACAATCAGCAGGTAATCAGTCAGGTACACTTTACGGCACTACTGCGTATTATCCACTTAAAAACGATGCGTTAAGTGATGCTGATATTGACCTTGGTGGTACAAGCAACCGCTTTAAAGACCTCTACCTATCAGGCTCTATAGCTAATCCATCTGGCAACCTAACACTGGATGCGTCAGGAGATATTATTCACGACTCAGATGGTGCTAACTGGCGGCTCAAAGACAATGGCACACAAATTTTACATATTAGTAGACCCTCTGGTCAGGTAAAGTTTTTCTCTAGTGTTCAAGATGCTGATATAGTTTTTGGTGGTATGGATGGAACTTCAGCTATCACAGCCCTCACCCTTGATATGTCTGAGGGTGGTCGTGCTTATTTTACTAATGGCTTTAAACTAGGCGATACTCAGAAAGCATTTTTTGGTGATGGTAATGACTTAGAGATTTATCATGATGGCACTAACAATCGCCTTACTCTTAATTCAGCAAACACTTATATACAAACAGATGGCATCATTCATTTTACAGATATAGGTAACAATGAAAAGCATCTTACAATAAATGATAATGGCGCAGTTACTCTTTACTACGACAACGCCGCCAAACTCGCCACATCATCAAGCGGTGTCACAATAACAGGCACAATCAACGGCGGCGACTTGCGTGGTGAGGCTTGGACTATTGGTCGTGATGGCAACGATTATATCGTCGTAGACTCCAACAAAATAGACTTTGCTCTTGATAACAATATTGACATGCGTCTTGAGAATGATGGTGACTTACACGTTGATGGTAATGTAGTTGCTTACTCTACAACTACTTCAGATGAGCGTCTAAAGAAAGACATTGTGAAGATTGATAATGCCTTAGATAAAGTATCACAGCTAAGTGGTTACACATTTGAATATATTGCAGATGGTAAAAAGTCTGCTGGTGTTATTGCTCAAGAAGTTGAGAAGGTAATGCCAAGCGCAGTATCAGAAACAACATTGCCTCTTAAAATGGGTGAAGATGATAAGACTGAATACAAGACAGTGCAATACGATCAACTTCATGGATTAATGATTGAAGCAATCAAAGAACTAAAAGCTGAAATCGAAGAATTGAAGGAGAGGTAAGTTAGATGGCGTTACCATCCAGTGGACAGATAAGCCTTAACCAAGTTAATGTAGAGCTTGGCCTAAGTGGTACAGCACAAATTGGCATGAACGACAGTGCTGTGAGGACTCTATTTGATGATGCTTCTGGACAAATTTCTATGTCTCAAGGGCATGGTAAGGCTAATGAATTTAGCTTTACGATTAGCTCTAGTACAGAAGAAGCTAATTTATCTTCACTTGCGTCTAGTGCTGGTTGGAATGGAACTGCTCCTTTAATATGTAATATAAATTCTGGCGTATATCTATGGAGTGATGACATTACAGTTGGTGGCCTTACAATAAGTGGGTCTTACGCAAACGGCGTTACTGTAAATAACAGTGGTTTCATTATGGGCAGGGGTGGACAAAGTGGTGGTGGTTTATCGGGTACATACCAACAAGGTTATCCCGGTGGTGATGCAATTGAAATATCGACATCAAGCTCAGTGACTATCAATAATAACTCTGGAGCTTACATAGGCGGCGGTGGCGGCGGCGGCGGTGGAGATTGGGGCGGCGGCGGAGCTGGTGGTGGCGGTGGCGGTGAAAACGGCGAATATGATTATGCATATGGCGGACGAGGCGGTACAATAGGTCAATCTGGGGCTAATGGTAATGACCCTTACAATGCAGGACGCCCTATAGCTTACGGCGGCGGTGCAGGCGGCGGCGGTGGTGGCGGCGATACTAATTATCAAGTAAGACGTGGCGCTGGTGGTGGTCGTATCTTCCCCGGTACTGGTGGTGCTGGTGGTGGCGGTAGCTCTCTGGCAGGCGGCAATGGTGGTTCTGCTGGAAACGGCGGTACATCTAGGAATGGTTTTGCTGGTCCGGGCGGCGGCGGTTGGGGTGCTTCTGGTGGTACTGCCTCAGGTGCAACACCTAATGGTCCGGGCGGTGCTGGCGGTAAAGCAATAGAAGACAACGGCAGTAGCTACACGCTATCAAACAGTGGCACAATTTACGGAGCAACATAATGGCTAATATATGGGTTTACACAGGTACAGAATATACAACCGAAAATGCGGTGAACGCCGCAGTTGTGGAAAGAAAAGCTCGTTTAGAAAATAATCCGACAGATTGGGCTATTGTAAAAGAGCTAACTGGAAATGCTGATGATGGGTGGGTTGTACCATCTGAAACGCTCTCAGATAGTGAGATTAACAGCTTAGATGCAACCAAATATTACAGCGTTGCCGCAGTAGTTGATGGCAATAATGATCTAGGGCTTACTGCCTCTGAAGCAACTGCAAAGGTGGCAGAGCATCGCACATCGTATGCTCGATTTATACAAGCAAATACAATTTTACTTCTTTATCCGCCATCTAATGTAGATATGTCTGGTTACGTTTAGATGTTGTATTTTCCATAACGCTAAAAAAAAAAAGAATTTACTTACCTAAACTTTAGCTAAGTAACAAACCCAAGATAATCTTGTCTTGGTAAACCTAACCACAAACTTAAAGGAGTTTATAATGGGAAAAACAGAAAAAAACCCTACTATAACAGTTAACGATAAAGAATACGAAATTGAGAGTATGACTGATCAGCAAAAGATTATGATTAATCATATTACAGATTTAGATCGTAAGATTTCTACAACACAGTTCAACTTAGACCAACTAAGTATTGGCAGAGAAGCTTTCGTCAATAGGCTTACCGCTTCCTTAGAAGAACCAGCCGTAGAAGAAGCAGCATAAATTATATAATATAAAAAGGATGAGCCATGAGTAAGGCAAGAGACTTAGCAGACAGCGCACAAGAAATAAACATCTTAGATGGTAAGAGCTTCCTTGATGAGGATAACCTTGCCAGTGACTCTGCTACTGGCATTGCTAGTCAGCAGTCTATCAAAGCATATGTTGATGGTATCACTACAACTAACATCACCTCTACAGGTGCATTGAATAGTGGTAGCATAACGTCAGGCTTTGGTAACATAGACAATGGCTCATCTACTATAACAACTACAGGTGCTATAACAGGTGGTAGCTTTGTAATAGGTAGTGCTGATATTAATGAGAATGACTTAGAGAGCATTGACGGTATTACCGCAGGTACAGTATCAGCATCTAAAGCTGTAGTAGTTAATACAGACAAAGATGTAACAGGCTTCCGTAACATAACAGCTACAGGTACTATTAGTGGTACACTTAGTGGTTCTCTATCATCTACTACTACAGCAACTACACAAGCTGAGTCTGATGATAGTACTAAGATAGCTACAACAGCTTATGTAGTAGATAAGATTACGACACTTATTGGTGGCGCACCTAGTACACTCAATGATTTGAATGAGTTAGCTGCGGCTATCAATGATGATGCTAACTACAACTCTACACTCACAACAGCATTGGCTACTAAGTTACCTTTAGCTGGTGGTACAATTACTGGTAATATAACTTTTGGCGACAATAACAAAGCCATATTCGGTGCTGGGTCTGATCTACAGATTTACCATGATGGGTCAGGTTCGTATGTAAAAGAAGGCGGCACTGGTTCTTTATATCTTCAAGGTACAGATGTTCGTATTCAAAATGCGTCTGGTGAAAACATACTAAATGGTACATCTAATGGCGCAGTAACCATTTACTACGACAACGCCGCTAAACTCTCCACTACCTCCACAGGCATTGACGTAACTGGCACAGCCGTAACAGACGGTGTTACGTCATCTGGCAACATTGAAATTGCAAAAGATAGTCCTCAAATTTTGTGGAATGATACAACGGGCGGCACTCAAGTAGACTATTCTGCATATGCAAACGGAGGGGCATTTGCGATAACTGATGTGCCTAACAGCTACAACTTATTAACTCTAAATAGTGGCTCTGTTTCTTTGGCGTATCAATCTACGGTAAAACTAGCCACAACATCAACAGGCATACAAGTCACAGGTAATATAGCTAATGCTTCTGGCAACCTAACATTAGACGTTGCAGGAGATATTACTCTTGATTCAGATGGTGGATATATTTGGTTTAATGATGGTGGAAATACTATTGGGTATTTGAAAAATGAAAGTACAGACCTGTCAATAAATGTCCATAACCAAAATAGAGATATATTTTTCAAAGGCAATGATGACGGCTCAACTATCACAGCCCTAACCCTTGATATGTCTAATGGTGGTAAAGCTACATTTAATAATGGCATAAGTAGTCCTAGTGGTCATGTTAGTCTGGGGTCTTCTTCTTGGGCTGATGATATTCTGTATCTAACTCGTTCTAATGATGGAAAAATGCAAAGGTTTTTCAAAGGAACAACTGAGGTAGGTAGTATTGGAACAAATAGTAGTCAACTTTTTATTGCATCACCAGTATCTAATGACAGTGGTCTTGTATTCTCAAGTGGTGAAATACATCCTTGTACAACAACAGGTGCAGTAAGAGATAATGGAATAATGCTTGGCGCATCTGGTAAACGATTTAGTGACGTATACGCTGTAAACTTCCACGGCGATGGCTCTAACCTAACAGGTGTTGGTGGCAGTACAACTTGGGATGCTGTTGGTACTTATGCAGCAGGTGTTTTGTGGCGGCCCAACGCCGTTAATCCCGGTGCTACAGAATCTGGTTCTAACATTAGAGCATGTCAATTTGATGGGATTAATTCTTCTGGTTATACACTTAGTGGTACTTGGAGAGCTATGGGTTACACGAATCAAGGTTACAGAGGTACAGTTTGGGTAAGAATATCTTAATAATAATAGGAGGCGTTAATGCCAACAGTAACAATAACAGAAGTGCGTAACGCACAATCTCTTAACGCAGAAAATACTGCATTTGATGTAGAAATAAACCATCCAGAGTATGATTGGATACCTTACACATTAAGCCCTGATGATACAGATATGACTGTAGACAACAGCGTATTGCTTACACTCATTGGCTCAGACTTCGAGGCTTATGTAGCACCTACTCAAGCAGAACTAGATGCAGAACTAGCGGCAAATCTAAGAGGCCAACGTGACCAGAAGTTAGCCCAAGAAGTAGACCCAATAGTAACAAACCCTCTACGTTGGGCTGAACTTACAGATGCTAAACAAACAGAGTGGACACAGTACCGAACTGATTTACTTAACCTACCAGCACAAGCAGGTTTCCCGAATACAGTAACATGGCCTACAAAGCCAGAATAAGGAATATTAAACATATGTCTAGTATTATCTTGACACCAGATGAGTTAGAATCTATGCTAGACCGTGCAGCTAAGCGCGGAGCTAAACAAGCTCTATCATCTATAGGATTACACGATTCTACAGCGGCTAAAGATATAAACGAGATGAGAGACCTACTTGACGTATGGCGTGATACACGTAGAGGTATCTGGTCTACCGTGGTCAAGGTAACAACAATAGCTATTTTAACATTCATTGCTGGTGCAGTGTGGATGCAGTTAGGGAATAAATAATTATGGCAAAAAAGTTTATAGGGTTTAAACCTGAGACACTACAAAAGAAGGTTTTACCAGCGCTGGGTTACAATGGCCCTATGGACAATAAGTCTATTAATCTCTTTCTAGCAGCTAACCCCAGCGCCGCATCTAAGATGGGTAAGTTTACACTAGCGGCTAGGCGTACCATAGAAGGTAAACCTGTTAAGATGATGGCTGAGGGTGGTGTAACTATCAACAGCGGCGCTAACATCATGACTAAGGCTATTACGTCTGATCCTCGTAAGCTAACTATTAAGGCTGAGACAGAGGCAGATAAAGGTGTAGGCACAGACATTGCTACAGGTACAGGTCAAGCAGGTGATGTAAGTACAGCAGGTGTTACAACAGCTATGCCCTCTCCAGATGCTGTAGCTGCACCTATTGTACAACCAGCTACTATAGACTCTGTTACAGCTACTCCAGCAGTAGATACAGCCCTCTCAGGTGTTACTCCAGCTACAGGTGTAGTAAGTGACGAAGCTACTATGACAGCGGCTACAGGAGATCCTACTAAGTTAGCTCAACTAGATCTACAGGCGGCACAGGGTGAGGCGGCTAAAGTAGAAGATGCTCCTACCCGTGTTGTTGAAACTGGAGAGATGATTGATGGCTCAGCTGTAGATCAAACAAAAGTACAAGACATTTATGGAACACAGAAGCTAGAAGCGGCTAGTGTTAAGGATGAGTTAGACTCTCTTATGGCAGACTTTGAGGGTGGAGCTACACCAACTTGGGCTGCAGGAGCTATGAGGAATGCTACAGCTACTATGGCTGCGCGTGGCTTAGGTGCATCATCACTGGCTGGTATGGCTATAGTACAAGCGGCTATGGAATCTGCACTACCTATTGCACAGATGGATGCATCTAATAAGCAAGAGGTTGCTATGGAGTCTGCACGTCAACGTGCTGGTTTCCTCAACATGGAGTTTACTCAAGAGTTCCAAGCTAAGGTTCAGAACGCATCTAGAATATCTGAGATAGCTAACATGAACTTTACTGCACAACAGCAGGTAGCTCTTGAGAATGCTAAGATGGCTCAGACTATGAACTTAGAAAACCTGAGTAATCGTCAGGCTAAGGTTATGGCTGATGCGGCAACTATGTCTCAGATGGACTTAACTAATCTAAACAATAGACAACAAGCGCTGGTACAAAACGCTCAAGCATTCTTACAGATGGATATGGCTAACCTAAGCAATGAGCAACAGACAAGTATGTTTGTAGCACAACAACGTGTTAATACTATTCTATCTGATACAGCACAAGAGAATGCAGCTAAGCAGTTTAATGCTACATCTGAGAATCAGACTAACCAATTCTTTGCTACACTTTCTACACAGGTATCACAGTTTAACTCTGAGCAAACCAATGCTATGTCTCGTTTCAACGCTGGTGAAGCTAATGCTCTATCTAGGTTTAACTCAGATCAAGATAATGCACGTGATCAGTTCAACGCTACTAATCATTTGATTGTAGCTCAGGCTAATGCTCAGTGGGCGCAGTCTATAACAACAGCTGAGAATGCCTCAGATAATCAAGCTAATCGTGACGCAGCTTTAGCCGCTAACAACTTAACCATGACTGCCTATAATAACATGGTTCAACGTGAACGAGATATTCTTGCTTGGGCTTGGCAGTCAGGTGAGAACGCTGCTCAGAGGGATGCTAGTATTGCTATGTCTAAGATTGCTGCTGAGGCTAAGGCTTCTGCTGGTGGCGACACTGATTCTAGTGGCTTGTCAGCCGCATCAGGAAAGTTCCTTGGGGAGATTGCTGTTAATGCAGCAGCCCTACTATTCGGAAAGTTATAAGAAGGTAACAACAACTATGCCAGAACCAGGTTACAACCCAAACGCTGTATCAAGTTACTACAATCCCAATAAAACTACACGTCCTAAGTTACGTCCTAAAGGATTAGGATCACGTCCCAGTGGTACATCTAGGGCTGATAGAAAAGGTGAGTCTGCAGTCTTCTCTGCACCTAAGCCTACATATTCTAGTAATAATAATGACAATGATAACAAGTCAGACAAAAGACTAACACCAGCGTCTGCATTGTATAGCGCTACTGCTACTTCTTTGGCTGAGTCTGGAGCTAGACTATCAGCAAATAAAGAAACAAGAATAACACCTATGGGCTTGTATAATCAAAAGAACATGCAAGAGATGAAGACTGAGCTTGAAGATTACTTGCGTGGTGTTGCTATTGAGGGTGCTATCGAAGCTGACATAGCTGACATGGCTGACATGGCTATACCAGAAGTTTATACAGGTGAAGTAGAAGACGTTACTGTTAAGGCTGGAGATACACTAACAGCTATAGCTAAGGATAAGGGTGTGTCTTTAAAAGAATTAATAGATGCTAACCCACAGATTGCTAACCCTGATATGATTAGGCCGGGTGAGAAGGTTGTTATACCAACCAAACAAACGGTTAGTGCTCCCTCTAGGTCTCTTACTACAGAAGAGCGTACCGCTTTATCAGATATGTCTAGTTTTAAAGATATGAAAAAAAGAAAAGATCTTATAGCATCTGTGTTTAAAGCAGAGGGAGGTTATTCTACAGATAAAGGTGATATAGGTAATTATTATAATGGTATTTTTGTAGGTACAAATCACGGAATATCAGCCCCTGTACTTGCAGAAAAACTAGGTAGAGCACCTACTATAAAAGATATGAAGTCTCTCACTATAGACGAGGCTTCAGAGATAGCAGCAGAGAAATACATTGATAGGTTTAATATTGAAGAGTTGCCTGATGACGTACAAGAGATTGTACTACACGCTACTTTTATGGGGGAGACAAGAGGAGTACGCGCTTTGCAGAATCTTCTAGGTTTGACTCCTGATGGGTTAATGGGACCTCTCACTAAAACAGCTATGAAAAATTCTAGTTTTACCAAGAAACAGTATAGAGATGCATTCTTAGAAGAACTAGAGTTTGGTACAAAAGGATATAGTAAACCGTCTGCTACATGGAATAGGCATGGCAGAGGCTGGACTAAACGATATAATAAGTTGGCTAAATAGATGTTTGGACTTCCCTTAGAATTAATCACAATGCTTTTCTCCACTGTCTTAGGTGGAGTTATGTCCATCTGGGGTCAAAGCAATAAAGCTAAAGCAGAACAGCAGAAAGCCCTAGTAGGCGCAGTCAGTGAAGCTAGAGATCATGGTAGTAAAGATAAACACTTTGCTTGGACACGCAGGATCATAGCTTTATCTGCAGTAGGATCTATTATTGTATTGCCAAAGCTAGTAGCAGTATGGTATCCTGACGTAAGTGTAATCGTTGGTTATACAGAAGTACAGGGTGGATTCATTAACTGGATCTTAGGTGCACCAGATGCAGTACACTGGAAAGCGGCACGTGGCTTCGTTATAACCCCTCTAGACACACACATAGTTTCAGCAATAGTCGGCCTCTACTTCGGCGCTGGCTTCACTAAATAGGATAATAAGATGCCAATAGCAGGACCATTTGATAGACCAATTCCTGGTGAGTCACTCACAGGTGAACCACGTAACAACCCTTGGGAACAACCAGCGCAGATGTCAGACATTAATGAGGTGGCTGCATACTACGTTGAGAGACTAGACAATGAGGAAATATTACAGGACTTCGGTGCTATGATAGAAGCTGGTGTATCTTTAGCACCTATAGTTGAGACTACATACCTACAGGGTGTTATGAGAGGCTTACACTCACTAGATGCAGGTGTTGTTGTAGCGCCTGTTATACACGCATACATAAAAGCCTCTCTTGAAGATATGGGTGTTATGGTTAGAGATACAAACGATAACCCACAGAAGAAAGCTGAAGATGCAGAGATGCAACGCTTCCTCATAATTGCTAATAGTATGCTAGACAAAGAAGGTACAGACGTATCTGATGAAGGACAACAGATGGTTGAGTCTATGGTTGAAACGCAGGAGGGAGAACCTGTGGAGGAGGAGATGCCACAAGAAGAAGAAATAGTACAAGAACAAAAGCCTATGGGCTTGATGGCGAAGGGTTAATATACAATGGCATTTAACAGTAAAGAATTTCAGGCAAACTTTCTCAATCAAGTAACAGATCGTATAGGTGAGATGACTGACGAGGCTAAAGCCTTTAAGGAAAGACAGATAGAGGCTAGTGATCGTAACAAGGCACTTATAAGTACACGTACTGCTAGAGCAAATGCAGCTGTATCTTTAGGTAGAGAAGCACTTCAGTATATACCAGAAGGTGCTAGGTCTAAAGCTATAATACGTACTGCTATGGCTTCTGGTATGACAGGTGTGAGTGAGCTTAGAAATAAACTTGCTAAGGCACACGCTGATGCAGGTTTAGCCGCAGGTCAAACATTATCTATGAATGATGTTGAAGCTGTTATTAATATGCCTAACATACCTGATATTGATACAAAGTATATTGATATGCCTTTAGAACAGTTTGCTAAAGAAACATACGGAGCTACAGCACAGGCTACTAAGTTTAAAGATGATACTAATATAGTTGGTAGGTTGTTTGGCTTTGGTGCTATGGATAGAGCTAGAGAAGAACTAGGAGAAATGGATGCTATGGATGGTATGTCTGTTGCAGATATAAATGCCGCAGCTCGTTTAGCTGAGTTTAATTCTCTCATACCTAATGCTGTAATGTCATTCTCTGAGATGAAACGTTTTAGTAAGCTAGAAGGTTTTAACTTTTCTAAAGAAATAACAGAAACATATGATGATGCACTAGCGTCTAGAGAAGCACAGGACGAGGCAGAAAAGGCTGAAAAAGCTCTTTTAGAAAAAGCGATAGCCGATGGGCGTGATCAGAGTGATGTAAGCACTACAGAGATTCTTGAGGCACAAAGAATTGCTAGAGAATTTTATGCTAGGGGAAAGGTAGAAGAAGAGATTAAAGTATATGCAGGTATGTATGGTGAGGCTGGTGGTTTCTTTGATCAGAAGGTTGCCACAGATCAGATTTCAAGACTTATGGGTAAAGAATATCTAGACACACTTAAGGCTGAGTATGGAATAGAAGTTGATAAAGGTGAAGATGGTGCTGAAGATATAAAAGAAAAGACCCCAAACCAAGAGGCAGCTGAATCTATGTTATCTGTAGGTATAGGTAGTGTAGGTGGCCCACCAAGTGTTTCTTCTACTGTGAGTCCTACTTTAAAACCTTTACCAAAAGAAAAGCACAGACCAGGTGGCGATAGAAAGGCTGGATTTGGAGATGCAGATATTAGACAATGGGATAAACAATATGGAGGTCGATATACATTTGATGGTCAACCTATCCTAGTTGAACCTAGACCTACAGATCCTAAGGCTAAGGTGACTATCACAAAATTTGTGACAGGTAGAAAGACTAGAGTAAATGCTATGGATAATTGGGATGATCAGTATGGTGACACACATAACCCAGACGGTACACCTAAACAGTTTAAGGGCGACTAAGTATGAACTACTTTGAACAAAAAGAATATATGAAAAATCTTTACAGTGGTACAGGTTCTTCTTCTGAAAAACAATATGAAACTCTATCTTTTGATCCAGAAGAAACACTGTCTGTAGAAGACATACGAAAAGATTATAAATATTCTCAACCTATTCGCGACTACATGATTGAACGTATGGGTATAGACTATCAAACTAAATCAGACGAAGATGTAGTAGATGATTTTGTTAAGCATATGCGTTACTTCAACGCTAACACTGTAATGACTGCAGGTGAAGTTAGATTTGTTACTAAAGCAAACGACAGACAAAAAGAAACAGCACGTAAAGCTTATCAGATATATGATCAGCTAGGTAATGTCTTTGTCAATGATGGATTAATGGGTGCAGTAAAGGGTGTAGGCGACTACGTGTTTGCTGCGGCAGCTGATCCTACTAACTACTTGGGTATACTTACTGGTGGTATAGGTAGAGCTGCAGCTGGTGGTGTTCAAGTAAGTGGTAAGCAAGTTATTAAAGGGGCAGTACGTAAGGCTGGTAGAGACGCTTTAAGATCAGGAGCTACAAAGAAGGCCGCTAGAGAAGCAGGGCGTAAAGCTGGAAAAGAAGCGGCGGCACGTGCGGCGGCTAGAGGTATGACAGATAAAAGAACTAAAGGTGTCTATGATAAAGTATCTAAACTTGTTGAAACAGAAGCTAAGAAAGCTATACCTAGAGATGCCATGAAGGCTGCACAAAGAGATTTGTTTAGAACAGCGGCAACTAAATCTCTATATTCTACTACAGCACTGGACGCTACAGCTGCGGTGTATCAAGATATTGCAAATCAAGAGATTATGCTAGATGTAGGAGCACAGGAAACGTTCAGTAAAACACAAAGTGCTTTCTCTGCTCTCCTTGGTGGTGTTGCAGGTGGTGCTCAGCTTGTTGCACGTAAGCTAGGTGCTGGTAAATCAGGACTTGAAGACGCTCGTACAGAGACAGAAAAGTTAGCACAGAATACAATAGATTTGTATGCTCCTATTCTAAAGAAAGCAGATGGACCTGAGGCGGCTAAGGCTATACGTAAAGCTACAGATAAGTGGAATGCTAAAGTAGCTAAAGGAGATCCTAAGAAAGATATTATAGATGATTCTCAGCTTATAAGAGAGATTATGTTTGGTGATGTTGAGGGTGAGATAGGAGGTCTTGTTGGGGTGTTCCGATCTAAGGGATACAAGGTAGGTAAAGAAGTTCACATATCTGACGTGATGACTAACGTAGCTAACTCACTAACACAGAAAGAACTTGAAGATATTAATATTTCTTTTGCTAAGTATACAGGTTTTAAATTTGGTGATCTTACAGGTGCACGTGTTAAGCTAGGAGATGTTATGGCAGCACGTTACAGTGAGGCTGGTAAGACTTTGCAGGTAGCATCTCAGGTTAGTAAGACTTTAAACTCTGGTTTATTAGCAGCTGAGACTAAGATAAAGTTACAGTCAGGTGCTATTAAAGAGGCTGAAGAAGGAAAAGAAATTACACTAGCTGATGGTACAAAGATTAAAAAGCCTAAGCCACCTGAGCCATTACGTTATGGTCAGTCTGTGTGGAAACGATTACTTGTTTCCTCTCCAGCTACCACAGCATTAAACGTTGCTGGTTTTAGCCAATACTATGTAGGTCAAACTATTGCTGATCTGTTTAGTTCAACAGCTTTAATGACTAAGGGTCTAGCTCAGAGTGTTACTAATCGTAATGCTGCACAAGAATCGTTTAGACAAGCACGTGCTCTTAGCTCACTACAGGTACAAAAGATTCGTAACTTGATGGACCCTTATACTACACGTGACGCATACATGAAGTTTCTTGAAGACCCTGAGAACTTAGATGCACAGAAGGTATTGTTTGAAACTATGGCAGGTGGTGTTGATGCATCAGCTAAACGTTATGGTATGAACCCTGACAGTAAAGCATTTCGTAATGTAGAAGCTTTTACTAGAGCTATGAATCAGATAACAGGTGTACGCATACAAGACACGTTTACTAAGTCTCAAATGTTTATGACTGATATGGATAAGTATCTGAGATTAAAGAGAGGTGTTACTCTTAAGGAAGCTTTATTATCTGATGATATAATTATTGATGATGAGGTTATATCAGGTGCACTAGATACTACTCTCAAGTCTGTGTTTGCTAAAGACTATACTACAACAGAACAACCAGAGCTTATTAGAACAGCGGCTAAGTTTGTAGAGACTGTATCTAATACACCAGGTCTAGGTACTATACTACCCTTTGGTCGTTTCTTTAATAACGTTGTTGCTACCGCTTATCAATGGGGTCCTTTCTCTGCACCTGAGACACTACTAAAACCTATGTATAAACGCATAGTTAAAAAAGAAGGTATGGGTGTTTCAGAAATGGATGCAGCTGCTCGTACAACAGTCGGAGTGGCTGGTTTAATACTAGCCATGCAGTATGATGAAGAACGTAGAGATGATGGCTTAGGTGTATATGAGATTAATGTAGGCGGCGGTAAAATTATAGACGCTAAAAACACCTACCCGTTCTCTGCCTTCCTAGCCGCTGGGCGTATACTAAATATGAAAAGGAACAGTGAGACTATACCACCAGAGCTTATACAAGAGATGGGTACTCAAGTTGCTGTAGGCCAGTTAGCAAAAGATGCTCAGTTTGGTAATGACTTAAACAACCTACTAGATGTATTGATAAATCAAGATGAGGGTGCACGTGGTGCTTCTATAGATGCGTTTGCTAAAACTTTTGGTAATCTTACAGCTGGTGTTACTAGACCTTTAGACGCTATCAATAAGGTTGTAGGTTTTGCTATGGGTACAGACACAGCTAAAGATGTAAGACAGGCTGATGGTTTAGGTTTGTTTACTCAGACTTCTACAAAATACTTTGATAATATTCTTGAAGCATTCATAGGTAAGACAGATACTATTACTGGTGAAGATTTAAAAGTAGCAACAAGAGAGGGCGAGATATATGATGCTAACCCCTTTGCTAGAATCTTTGGTCTAACTATAAAGCAAGGTCGTACCGCTACGGAGAAAGCATACTCTATGTCTGAGATGCAAGCCTGGACTGCTAATGAGAGATCTAAACTACCTGCATACGATAGAGCATTCAATGGTATGTTAGCGCCTATCTTAGAGAGACAGACACAGAGACTTTTAAGAACAGAAAAGTTTATGAAAGCTGACCTACCTAAAAGACGTGGTATGTTAAAGGCTGTATTACGTAGTGCTAAGAAACAGATACGTGATAAGTTGGACGATGGTTATACTACAGGTGATAACGTTAAGTTAAGGGCTGCATATAAAGCACAGTCAAGATTCTCTAAAGAGATAACAACAGAAGCTAAGAAAGTGCTGAAAGAAAAGTTTGGTGTGAGTGGTGAAATAGAAGACTACTCTTTCGCTGAGCTAGATCTATTCATAAGTTACAGTGAGCATCTCAAAGATGCCTATGACGAAGCAGGTCAGTTATAAACAAAGAGAGAGGGGGCAATTAAGCCCCCTTATTTTATTCCGTGTCTGTCTGCTGCTAATCTAGCCCACATCTTAGCTTCCATAAGTCTCTCCCTAGCCCTCTCCTTTTCCTTACAATCATGTAAGTTATTTAAGATGTAGCTGTTTAGATTACGCACCTCTTCGTTAAGCCCTGTGTTAAACTTATTACTCTTAGTCTTAACAAAGTTGTCTGCCTCTAGCTCTATCTTCTTCATTATTTATTTTCTACTTTCTTTAGGTAGTCTACTGCCTGTTGTACTCCCTCAAGATTATCACTTAACATACCTATACCACGATTACAACTACCACATAGATGCCCTCTATATTCACTTGTCTTATGGCAGTGATCTAAGTGTAGCTTCTGACCTTTAAGTTCTTTAGAATCTACACCACAGCATTCACATTTACCAAAAGCTTTGTGTCCATGTATTTTCCTAAGAATTCTTTGTATAGCCTCAGCTTTAATACAACAGGCTTTACACTTATTTTGAAGATGTTTATTGGAAGTGCCATCCTTTGATATATAAGAAAATGCTATATAAAAATTTTCTTCTGTTTCTGGAAATACTTCTTCACAAACTGTACACTGTTTATCTCTAACATCATTAGGTGTGTCTTCTCTTTCCATATCTTCAAACAAGTTAAACTTTAACTGCATCATGTATCCTCTGGTATAGCTGTACACATAGGTAATATAAAAACCTTCTCAGTAAGCTCTTCTGGTAAGTATGTGTATACGCTTGTCATTGCACGTGCTGCACCATCAATACAGCTACCGTATGTGTCATACAGGATAGGTGAGGCTCTTATTGTTGGCTCCTCACCTACCATGTAAGCTATTAGTACGAGAACATACACTATTCTTTCTCTTCAGAATCAAGTTTATCTTTGACGTAATCTACTCCCTGTATTACCTTAGGTTCTACATAATCATAAGTAGAACTACCTACATCAGTTGCTACTTCAATAGCCGCAACACCTACAAAAAACATTACTAAAACTTCAACCATCTAATTGTTCCTTTAGTTCATTGTAGCCACCAACATGGTGACCTTCATTGTCCCAGATTTGGGGTACAGTTTTCATACCTGCCTGTCGCATCAATGTCAACAACCACCTACTACTAACTGTATCAACAGAGTAAGGCATAAACGCTATGCCTTTCTCCTCTAGTAAGTTCTTTGCTTTGTTACAGAACCCACACTTACTTGTTCCTAGTACTACATACATAGTTTATACTAGGTCTACAATTTCACAAGAGTCTCCAGAGCAAGCCATTGTTTGCATAGACACTGTGTTATCCTCACTCTCGTAGTCTGACAACTCTGACCAATCAATACTTGTAGGCATCTCTGAGAGTAGTGCTTTGTATGCTTTCTTATCTATCTCTTGATAAGGTGCTTGCTGGTATGAGTGATCTGAGTGTGGCAAAAATGACACACCTGACATCTCATCAAAGTGTTGATACACAAATGCACCAACATCCATCCACTCTTCATCGCGTACTGTTATAGTAACAGATGGCTTATGCTCACACCAATGCCGTTGATATGTAAGCCACAGATCTAGTTGCTCTACAGCAGTCATATCATTACGTGTAACTGCTTTCTCTGGTGACTTAACTGGGAAGCTAAACACAACTGTAGAGTCAGGCTTCATAACGCACGGCTCATTAGGTACACCTCTATCAATCATAAACTGTGTTAGAGGGTCTTTAATGTCACCACGTACAGTACGAATATAGTAAGGGCTGTGTCTCGCATGGATTCCACTGGCGCTATCTACAAGCTGTGAAACCGTGCCACTTGGTTTTACGCAACTGATAGCAGTACTAGCAGGTATACCTAGTAGGTTAGCCCAATCCCTATTAGTTTCTACAGCAACAGAACGTAGGTGCTCTAGTGTCTTCTTCAAACCCTTGTTCTTTTGTGTCATTAATGGGTTATCCATAATACCTGTCATAGACACACCAAGTAATCTCTCTTCTGCTGTATTGTTTTGCCATACTTTACGTAGGTAAGGAAACTTAATCAGCATTGATTGTATTGTACCTAAGATAGTAGCGAGTCTAACCTTACGCTCAAGATCTTCTAGTGTATCAGTAGCACGTACTACACACTCCGTTAAGTTACAGAATTGGTAAGGGCGTAATATTATCTCGCTGCACGGGTTGCAGCCGAACTCATAATTAGGATCACGTCTACCATTCTTAGCGGCCTGTACCTTAGATGCTTGTCTGTTAAAGATACCACGCTCACCAGACTTAGACTCAACCAGAGACAACCATTCACGCATGAATGTTTCCATATCTGGCTTCTCACTATATGCTACAGAGTTATTAGCTAGTGCTCTATGACCTGCAGTTTCCCACCACTGTCCTGACTTAGCGTGACGCATACGATCATCAGATAAATTACTCAATGAAATCATAGCACTACGGCGTACACCACCTACAACAACTATCTGACCTATGAAACACATAAGGTCGTGACATTCCATAGAGCTAAGCTTACGTCCTTGTGCGCCCTTGAAAGTAGCTACAGCAAAGTTAAACAGTTCTACTAACGGCGCTGGTCCTGATGCTCTACCACCAAACGTTTTAAGTCTTGCACCTGCAGGACGAACCTGAGACACATCCCACTTAGGTATTTCACCAGCCCATAGGAGTGCTAGAACTTGACGGAAGCCCTTAGCCCAACCTTCTTTGCTGTCCTTAACGACAACGATAGACTCACTGTCGAAAAGATCAGGAACTTCTGGCAACTTTTTGATGAACTGTCTCTCGACAGAGAAGCCAACACCCGTACCACAGAGAAGGATATACATAGCTTCATCGAAGGACTTAGGGTCATCTACGGGTAAGTAACTACAATTATATCCTGCTGTATTATCGCGATCTAAAGCTGGACCAGCAGTCATCATTGCCCTCATACTAGGCATTATTTCTTGACCCAGTATAGCCTGTTCAAGATCATACACTTCATTGTTATTTACAATTCTCTCTACTTCATTACCCAGCGCCTTACGAACTACATTATCCATGTAGCGTTCCACTGTTTCTCCCCAAGACTCACGCCCTTTGCCATCAAAGTACTTAGCGTAGCGTGACTTGTGTATGAATGCTTGATAGTCTGTTGGTAGTTGGTTACTCATCTATTGTCTCCTGATCCTTTTATTACACCACGTGCAGCGCGGCTGTTTAGTTTATACATATTCCTCTGTATTATATCCTGTAGGTCACTATCAAAGTAGTTAGCTATAGCAACTGTATAAAACAATACGTCACCACATTCCTTGAGTATACCCTCTTCATCATTAGTATCATCACGCAGAACACGCTTTATCTTACCATGTAGTTCCCCTACTTCCTCACACAACCCTAGTAGGTTTTCCATTAGCCTATCCTCAGGTTTTGTTACAATCATGCTCTCAACAAAATCAGAATACTCTGTAGGTGTTGAGTCAATCAGATTGTTTATTGCTTCTATATCTTCTCTAGCAATCATTTTCTTTCCTTAACGTTTAAATTTTCTATACTCATATCATCCACGTCATATATAACATCTGTTATTAGATCGTGTACATCTTTCTCATGGCTATCATTACTAGCTGATAGTATATTATTGTTGTCGTCTACCTTAGCTACAAATGTAACATTAAACTTTTTCATGCGTTACCCTTAGTCTTAGTCCATCGGTTCAGTAATATAACATTATCCTCTACACTGTAACCCTCATCTGTTTCAATCAGAGCTTCTGCATATTGTTCTGGGAACATCTCCTGTAAAAGCTCACCTCGTATATCTACAAAATCTTCCCATGCCTCAGGATATATATCTAAAAACTTCTGTGCTGCTGCCATAGTAAGAGCTTCTTCCAGTGCTGCCCTCATACCTTCATGTGTTTCAGCCTCACCAAATACTAAACCTGTCTTGATGTGACCTGTCCACTCACCTTCTCTAGTAACAGGGTGTAGTATAATAGCTATATCTCCAGGCTTTACTTCGTAGCTCATTACAATCTCCTCTTTACTTTGACACGTTGCTCTTTCATACGCTTACCCTTCTCTAGTAGCCAGCCCTCAGGTATTACTCTGTGCGCCCACTTGAAGCCATTCTTCTCACACCAATCACAGTATCTACTCTTAGCACCCTTGTATAGCTTAGAGTTTGCGTTACTAAATACAAAGCGTATGTCTAGTTTAGGATGTTGCTTCTGTATTTCTATATGCTTGCGCCGATCTCCAGCACTAAATAACCCTTTGGTCTCAATTATAATACCGTTGTCCAATTCGAAGTCTGGTGTATAGGTGCGATACTTTAAATCTTCCCACTCTATCTTTAGCTTTTCATAGGATACAATCTTCTGACGTGTCTCTAAGAATGTAGCGGCCTCTAGTTCAAGGCCACTACGATAGTTTCTTCTGTTGTGTTTACGAACCACGCCCATCTCCTATGTGTACGTACTCTACCATAGGGGGTTCGTTCTTACCCTTATACACACGCGAAGGTAATTCCTGTAGATTCCAACACTTGTGTTTAAAATCACACCAGCCACAAGTATCTTTATCTAGTACTAAGTTACCACTAGGCTTCTTAAAATATGTCTCAGGTATGGGATCATAACAACGCTTGAAGGGTTCATCATTCTCAATGTAATCTACAGTAGCTTGGATACCTTCTAGTACAGCTTCCTTGTTTACCTCAGATGCGTCTACATACTTGAACTCACCGTTCCCTTTGTTGACTACCCACCAACCACCTACATCCTTTCCTGCGGCTTCTGCGTAACCTACAAGCTGTGATACGTAGCCGAAGCTATCTTTTTTGTTGAGTGTATCGAAGCTTTCAAACTTGTTCTTGTATCCCCAAGGAGAGGAAGACTTAACATCGTCAATCTTACCATCCATTTCCATATCGTACTCACCCTTGATCTCCTGACCATTGGGTAACTTGAGTGTGACAATCTCATTGTCTTTAAACTCTTGGTCTACTGCACGAAGTAATCCTTTGAACACAGCCTCAACGATATCACCAAGGATCATGTTCATTAAGAAGTGTGGTGGGAAGGGTCTACGATCTTCTGGATCATTCTTTTCGAACCACAACTGGCATGGAGCTTTACCTATGTTAGACATACGTAGGCGAAAGTCACCGCGTGGGGGAGAGTTAAACTGTTTGTTCAACGCTGCCTCAACATCAGCGGCAACCTGTTTGGTCACCGCCTCTGTCATGTTTGCTTCACCAGCTAAAGCCTTCTGCAGAAAACTGTAGATTGCTAATTCTGCTGGGTGATTCATGGGCTTACCTCGATGAAGTCATTGTTGATAATGTCTGTTACTACAGACTCATCATCCTCAGACATAGCTTTGTCGAACCTCTCATGGTATAAGTCTAAGATCTTACCATTACTGTACTCGATAAGCTCAATGAAATCTTTTAACATCTCATTGTCACCCTCACCAAGATCAACCTTGTCACCTGATCCTGCTTTGATCTTACCAAACTTAGCACCTGTTGGGATGCTATCTTCTACGCCCATAAACTTAATAGTAGACATGATAGGTAGTAAGTTCTTGCGCTTCAGCACACCTAGAACACCATTGATACTCTTCAGAGAGTCACGGTTCTTTACGTCCATAACAAATGGCACATCTTTATATGCTGACTTGTCAAGAGATTCACCCTTCTCATTGATAGGATCATCAAGTGTTACTGTACCATAGTAAACATTAACACGTTTAACACTACGGATAACCTGCTTAGTAGCATCGTCTAAAGCTTGGAAGTCTTCGATCCAACCTGAGGGTCTACCCAAGTTGAAGCCACCTATGCTATCCTTCATGTCACCATTGAGTGAGTTAGCTAAGACAGACTTCTCCATCTCTTCTGTTTCACTGTTCCAACGTTGCCATTGTTGGCGCTGGGCGAAGATACGTACTGTAATACCATTACTGTAGATCTTTTCGTCACCACGATTGAGGATGAATGCACCTACTGGTACTACCTCAGTCTTGATTGCTTTACCACCTACGTCTATTTCACCCATCAGGGGTGAGTGCAGCATACCCATACGTGCTATGGATGGCGTTGAGTCACCACTAGACGCAGACACGCCCATAAGTTCTGCCATTGATTGTCCGCGTTCATTCGCGATTGATAGTTCATTGCTCATTTCTATACCTTTCTATAGATTCAAAGAGTTCCTAGTTATACATCATACATCAACTGTGTCAAGCCAGTTTGATCCTATTTTTGCTTCAAGTAGTAGTGGTACATTCATCTTTACATTGTACGTTTTTTCTACAAGATCGTTTATATTATCGTTAAGTGATTCTATTATATCAATAACTTGTTGTTCTTCATCAGGGTGTATGTCAATTACCATACTGTCGTGTACTGAATTAACTACGACAGAGTTGTATGGTTGTAACAATTCGTGAAGTTCGTTCAACACAATAGGTACTACATCACCTGTTGCAAACCCTTGTACTGGGTAGTTCTTAATCATTGTGAAGTGGCTTGGCATACCATTGTCCCTGCGTTTTACATTAGGAAAAGCATACTGTCGCCCTGACTTATTAGTTATCTTATTAAACCGTAATGCCTCATCGCCTAACTCTTTATGCCATGCAGCAATACCCTCATACTTCTCAATAAAATGTTTATAGTAAGCGGCTTCAGCCTTAGATCTTCCATACCCTGTAGCTCCGAAGAGGGGGGCGAATGTATGTGCCTTGGCATCCTGGCGAGAAGTCTTCTGCCCTGCATCTGTAATAACTTTAGCAGTGTAACTATGCACATCAAACCCTGTGTCTATCTCTTTCATAGCAGTCTCATCTTGCGCTAAGAATGCAGCAGTACGAAACTCAAGTTGAGCAAAGTCAGCTTCCATAATCTTACCATTTTCCCATCGTGAAACAAAGACTTTCTTCACAGGAAACGTACCACCTCTGGGCATGTTTTGCATGTTAGGATTGCGTCCACTGAAACGTCCAGTAGCTGTTATGTGCTGAGTTAAACTTACATGTAAGAACCCATCATGCTTAGTGTAGTTTGATATACCCTCAACAAAAGAACTTAGGTAGCTACTAATAGCAGACAAACGTTTAAGATCATTAAGAAAAGACTCAGCCTCTGCCATGTTATTATTTCTTGCAGTAGCCGCTAAGATCTGTAGGTTATCTTTACTTGTACTAAAACCATTAGCACTAATCCATTTCTTATTGGGTGCTGTAAATTTTAGACCAGCAACTTGTTTTGTTTCTTTAAGCTGAAACCCTCGCGTGTCACAGTCCTTACACTTGTTAGGTCTAGCATACTTTGTACCATCCTTCTTTACTTTATACGTCTTGCCTTGTCCCTCACAGGTAGGGCATGTAAATGCTTCTGTTCTATATACACGTTTAGAGTTTGCTTTAACAGCATCTTTATATTCATCTACTGTAGAGGTAAACTCAAACAGATCAGCCCACTCTTTCTTATTAACCATACGCAGAGAGAATACAACCTGAGACATCTGCTCTGGACTACTGAGATTTATAGGTGTGTCACCCATAAGCTGACGAACTTTCTTCTGTAGCCTACTTTCAATCTCTGCCTTCTCTTGTTCAAACTGTAGTCTTACCTCGTCAAGGGCAGATCTATCCACCCTGATTCCTGACATGTACATTCTGGTAAGGGTTTTACAGGTGATGAAGGTGGTATCTCTAATGACTTTGAGACCTGTAGATTCGGGCTTGGCGTAGTCTGCTTCGATATTATGGAACAACCAGCTAGTTGAAAGCAGATCACACCTGAGATAAAAGCTAAGCTCATCCAACGGTATCTCATTTGTAGTATAGCCTTCTTTAAAATATCTTTTAAGTGTATCATCTTTCTGTACCTCTAGGTTTCTGCGTTCAGCACAAGCACCTAAGCTTAATGGAGTGCGTTGCCCTCTATCAAGTATATACTCTGCTAACATTGTATCATAGATCAAGCCATCATACTTGAAGCCTGACTCCCACAACCACATCATATCGTGTTGTGCGTTGTGCATTATGAGTAGTGTTGTTAAGTCTAATATATCCTGGACTAGCTTATGCCCAGCGCCTGACGTATCCTTTGCTTCATCGTGGTCTATGTTTACAATGTGTAGTTCATCATGGTTGTCTGCATTAACCATACCAACTTGGACTAAATGATTGTCAATCTCAAACGGGTCCATGTGATCTTTGCCGTTGCGTTTTGTTGTGCTATTCTCAACGTCTAATACTAATCTCATATCTTACCTCAAGCTGAATAGATAGAGCGTGATCCATCCAATACACAGGCGATCCTACCCTGATACCCATTCAACTTATTCTTGGCTAGGTTTAAAAAACGAACTGGGTCTTCATCTCCCCCTTCAACTTGTGGTGCTTTACCTATCAATAGCATCAGGTCAGCTTCAGCTGCCTTTCCTGTCTTAGATCCTTCCATCATTGCTTGGTTAAGATCTACCTTACCTTCTGCTTCAGCAGATAGTTGTGACATCCAGATCACACAGCAATCATACTGCTTAGCAATGTTACGTGCATGGATAGCAGCAGTCTTGAGTGTGATGTCACTTCTCTCACTACTCACATCAGCAAACTTATCTCCCATATCTAACACTACAATGTCAGGCTTCTCTTGTTTAACAACAGACTCAACCCATGCCATACCCTTACCTGTACTATCCTTGAACAAGACATTCTTGCGGATAGGTTCATAACGTTTCTGTGCTAGAGCTTTATTCTCTCTGACTTCTTTCATTGTCATGTTAGCTGTTGCACTTATGTAACGTGCAGCAACACGTGTGTATGCCTCTTCGTTACACAGTACAATACACTTAGCACCCTGATGTGCAAAGCCCTCAGCACCTGCTATAATACTGGCATGGAAAGAAGTTTTACCAGTATTGGGACGAGCGCCAACCAATACAAGGTGACCACCACTAACACCTTCCACCCTACGAGCCAAGGAAGATATGTTAAATCCCCACTTGGATTCCAGAAGCGTTGCATCAAGTATCGTGTCAAGACTATTATCATCCCAATCAACACGCAGGTTAGGAGTAAAATCATTTTTGTATTCCTCTAATAGTTGTCTCAAAGGTTCTAGGCTATCCTCTGTACCATTAACAAAGTCAAAACCTAGGTTGGCTACACGATCACCTACGTGCTGTTGAAACAACTGTGATAGTGTGTCTTGTGCTATCTCTTCTTTGATAGGCTCAGTAATTGATATACGTTTAAACAGATCTTCATATGCTCCACGTGTTGCTGTGGTAAGACTAGCATTCATTCTATTGAACACAGCCTCTAGATCCGCAACAGTTAGGTCACCCTCATAGGCTTCCATAGCACCATCAAGTGCCTGTTTAATCTTACGTACATCCTTACTAAATATTTTATCTGGGCAACGTATGCCCTTGTGTTGATCATAAAAGTTACGATCTAGTAACGTTTTAATCAGTGCTAATTCCATCATTCTTTATGTCTCCTACAACAATTTATTATATATCTACTTTTGGCTCCAAGTAATATGCTCCTGCACTACTCTTATATGCAGCCATAATGTCCAACCACTGTTGGCTACTCATGATTAACATTTGATAAGCATCCATCTCAGGTTCAAACTGTCTCATGTATACAGTACCCTCATCACCAAAGATTATCTCTATGTCTTCATGCTTATCTGTATGATCTAGGGTAGTTATTATAGACGCATCAGATTCAAACTCAACTGTGAACATCTGATCCCTCC